CATACAGTATAATAGACATATCCCTTTCGTAAATATTTACGAAGGGGATTCTTACAAATGTCTGACGATGATGTAAAAGCAAATTTAGCAAAATTCAAGAAAAAACCAAAAATAACAGTACCTGCTGAATTTTTAGATGGTGCAAACAGTTATGATGATAAACTAGCAATGGTAAAGATTTTAACAGAAAAAGAAAAGGGTAGAGTTTTACTCATTATTAAAAAAATGATTAGTGCGGGAATGGCAGAATCCAAAAAGAAAAAAGGATTAAAATGACTAAAGTATATCGCATCACACCTCTTGAGAAAAAGAACGTTGAAGTATTGTACGAAATCTTTGAAAGAAAAGAAGATGGTACTGTACGTAATTGGTCAATTGAGGAACTATATCGTTGGGGTATAGGCTTTAGAAGCGAAGATAGTCCTGTTAGCGAATGGGAAATTAAAAGCAGCAGCATACATTGCGAATTGGATGTAGGTTATGGATCGGAACTTGACGATCTAACCTACGTAAATTTTGAGTTTGACGAAGATTTTAGCGAAGAAGAAAAAGAAGAATTAACCAAACAATGGTACGAAGGTGGTGCAAGTTGGTTGTATGACGGTGAGCATGATTGGGAAGTTGACTTTGACAGCCTCACAATTTATGGACCTGTAAAAATTGATTTAATTGATGATATTACACTAGAAGTATTTGAAGAAGATATTAAACCAATTAGTGAGGGTTCTCCAATGGATTGGCAAACAGTAAGTGATCAGGAAGCAAGTGTTTGGCCTTTCCCAATTCAAAAGAACTTTGGTGAAACTGATAAAAATAGTTAACCAAAAACTATTGCAACATACGTAATCTATGTTATAATGATTGCACGTTGAGAGATCAGCGACATTTTTTATAAGGAAAACATATGTTGAAGTCAAAACAAGAACGCCTACTAGAGGCATTTCAAAACGGTGAGCAAATGACTGCTGCCCAAATCAAGCAGCGTTTTAGCATTGCTAACCCAACTGCAACTGTTAGCGACCTACGTTACGAAGGTTTCGCTATCTATGCTAACAAGCACACTGATACTAAAGGTCGTGTTAGCACTAAATATCGTCTAGGTACTCCTAGCCGTGAAATCGTTGCAGCAGGCTATCGTGCATTGGCACTTGGCTTGTAATCTTTAAGTTTAATTAAAGATCAGTTTTGGCAGCTTTCTGTAAAAAAGCTGCTTTACCATTTCTGATACCTACTATGAAAAATTTATTTCACAAACTAATGGACAAGCTAGGCAGGTATCGTCTTATACCTGACCGTCGTACCGGTGCTGATTACATGCATCGTTATTACTTACTTTGCAAAAATCGCAATTGGTTCCCCTTCAATGTAACACTACATAAAATTGTTCGTAGCGATGACCCAATATTTCATGATCATCCATGGCCGTACATCACAGTAATTCTAAGTGGCGGATATTACGAACATACACCTTTATATGATGAAGAAGGAAAAATGTGTGGTGAATACGCACGTTGGCGTGGTCCAGGTAGCATAATTAAACGCAATGCAAAAGAAATGCATTGGCTTGAACTTGATGTAGGTAAACCAGCTACTACATTATTCTTAATGGGCAAGCAACAACGTGAATGGGGATTCTTAGTAACTAAGAATGTTAGCAAGCCAAAATGGATTAACTATAAAATTTACTTAGAAAATTGGCAAAAATACCACAACAAATACATTGTAAATAAATAAAACTAAAGGATAAAAATATGCTAGAAATGCTCATTTATTTGCTTTATGGTTATGGCATGTTTAAGCTAGGTAAACTAGTGCAACAAATTGAAACACGTGCAATGTTTCGTAGAACCTTAAAGGCCCATAATATTAATTTAGACGAAATTTTGCAACAGGTTTACGATGAAAATAATACTGAATTTATTCTCATCCGAACAGAAACCATAAATGAGATTATTCTGTTGTATAACGCGGACACAGATGAATTTTTAGGACAAGCAACTTCACTTGAAGAGGCTGCTAAAATATTTCACCAAAGAATGCAAAATGCAACTGGTGAAGTAATTCACAACGATGACAAATTCTACTTTGTAGATGGAAAAATAACGAAAACTATATGAAAGTAAACATTGGTCCTTTTCCTAAAGGGCATCTTACTGCACGCCGTATTGATATTCAAATAGACAAGTATGATACGTGGAACATGTATCATACTTTAGCGCTTATTATATACCCAATGCTTATTCAGCTTAAAGAAACCAAACACGGAGTACCCGGTGAGTTTGCTGATGTTGGCGGTGCTGGGCATGATACGCAAGACAGTTTTGATTTTTATAAAGAAAGTCATAATGAAGCATTTGATGAGTCCTGTAAGCGTTGGGAAGAAATACTAGACAAAATGATTTGGAGTTTTGAGCAACTTGTGAAGGATGATTATGATGGCAAATATCATCACGGTGAAGCAAAATATGAATTTGTTGATACAGAACCAATGCTAAATCCAACGACTGGTAAAATGGAAATCATGCATCAAATGGTAGATACTAATCCGGATGAACATTGGTACGACTTTGTTGGTCACAGATTACATGATGACCGTATTCAAGAAGGACTTGATTTGTTTGGAAAATATTTCAGAAATCTTTGGGATTGATAGATACTTATAATACACTATGCCTACACCGATTAATTTTAATAGACACATAATGTTCAGTGATACAGCTGGGCATAGTATAGAGTTTGATAAATCATTTGATTTTTTTAAAAAATGGGATGAATATACTTTAACAGTTGATTCAGATAAAGGACCACTAACTTTAAAATGGAACAATGTGCAAGCTTTGGCAGCTAATTGGTTTGTACAAACAGGATCACTAACAGGACAACCCATGTTACAAAACTTCTTTGAGTTCTTTCCTATGTGGGTAAAATGGAATTGGTGGAATCTTAGTGAAAGAGGGGTGTATGATTTGCCAAATAACCCAACAATAATTGATATAGGTGCAGGAAACAGTGTTCTTGATCTTTTATTATCACAATATAATACAACTAGTAAATTTATTTTGATAGATAGAAATGAATTTATAAATCAAAGTAACATACCTAAATATCCTTCACCTGATAGCATTTGTTGGCAACACTCATGGAGTATAGTTACTGATGCTATTCAAGCCACTAGTATAGACTCAGATAGATTTAATTTTATTGATATTGAAGATCCATGGAATGTTGAGGCAGATTTAATTACATCACACATGGCTTGGTGTATGCATTTTCCCAAACATGTTTATTGGGACAAAGTGTTGTCAAGTTTAAAAATTGGTGGTCGATTAGTATTAGATATTAATATAGATTGGGAACAAGAGTATTTGGAAGAAATAAGTGAAGCATTAGGTTGTAGGCATACTGTAATTACTTCTTTTCCAAATAAACCATTTGTAAATAATCTTGTACCTGTCAATAAACCTATTAGGGATAAACTTAATATATGTGGTTATAGATGTTCTTGGATACGTCATAAATGACAAATACTTTATGTAAGTTTGCATGGTCAGGGGCAACCAGTACAATTATCAATACTTTTAGACCCTGTTGTAGATTTCCACTTGATGATAATGAACAATACCCTACTACAGAACAGATTATAAGTCAAGGTGAAGTAGCATTTAACAATAGTTTTCTTATTGAATTAAGAAAAGATATGTTAGAAGGAATTCCTAGAAACGAATGTAAAAAATGTTATGTAGAAGAAAAATCAAATATGAAAAGTATGAGGCAAAAGGCCAATGAACTTTTGTCAGCCTCAGCTACAGATGTTACATTTGAAAAATTAGAGTTTCTTGAAATTAGTTTAGATAATCTTTGTAATTTAGAATGTAGAATGTGCAGTAGTAGGTTCAGCACAAAGTTACAAAGTAGAGATGTACGTTTACAAGAAAACGGAATTACTGGTTATTCAGCTAATACCGTTAATTATAAAACATTAGAATTGATGGACTCTCTTGATCTAAGCCATCTACGAATGATAAAACTATTAGGTGGCGAACCATTGATTAGTCCTAATCTTTTAAAATTTTTAGATAAGATTTCAAATCCCCAAAACGTGAATTTGTTGATAATTACCAATGCTACAACTGTGCCTTCAAATAAGGTATTAGAAAAGCTAGAACAATTTAAATCAGTGAGATTTAATTTTAGTATAGACGGAATTTATCAATATAATGATTACCAAAGAGTGGGAAGCAAATTTGAAACTATTATAGGAAATGTGTTATACTTATCAAAAATTTCATCAGAAGAACACAGTGTTCATTCAGTATACAGTTCATTGAATTTATTAGGATTAGATGCTAGTACGAAATGGTTTAACGAAAATCTACCATTTAGAACAACTATTGATATTGTGAAAAATAATATTCTTTCCCCGTTCATTGCCCCTAGTTGGTATATGGATGAGGTTTTAACAAGTATATCAGATACAAATCCTCATAAGAAGTTTGTCCAAAATATGTTTGAACAGTATCACAAATTTGATGAAAAACAATGGTTAGAATTTTTGAAATTTGTTAAACTAACTGACGAAATGTATCAAACTGATATAAACACTATAAATCCAATCATAGGTAAATCTTTGTAAAATGTTTTACGATCCTTTAAGAGTAAAGAGATAAGTAATGAAGAATAAATTTATAAGCCTGTATATGGATTGGGCTAAACGTGTTGCTGAGTGTAGTTATGCAAAGCGTTTACAGGTTGGTGCAGTAATTGTAAAAGATGATTGTGTAATAAGTTATGGTTACAATGGTATGCCCAGTGGATGGGACAATAACTGCGAAGATGAAACATTATATGAAGATGGAAGTACTACATTAAAAACAAAACCGGAGGTACTACATGCAGAAAGTAATGCAATTGCTAAGCTTGCCAAATCTAATAACAGCGGGGTTGGTAGTTCAATTTTTATTACTCACGGTCCTTGCATTGAATGTGCCAAACTTATATATCAAAGTGGCATTAGTACTGTTTATTACGATGGAGACTATCGCAGCGATGACGGTATCAAATTTCTTCTTAGGTCAGGAGTAGAGGTTGTCAGAACAGACAAAACACTTGTATGAAATAAAAATGGAATTACCATTTGGTAGTTTAGGTCCATTGATGGAGTGGTGCAAACAGAACTGCTCTGATACATGGTTCTTTTCTGATAACAGTGATTTCGCAGGACAAGGAAATTATAAGTTTTACTTTGAATCAGAAAAAGATTATATAAACTTTATGCTATTTAAAAAATGATTAAGAAAATTATATTCCGAAGAGAATCAAATAACTTTGACGATATATTGTCCGATACTGTATTGAAAAAATATTTAAAATTTAAAATAAGATTTCACCATGGACTTATAATTGAAGTACCTGAAAAAAGCGAAACACTAAGTTATATTGAATTGAAATATGGTGATGATATAGAGGACCAAATAGTCCCTGATCGTAGTCCAATTATGAATGTTGATTATGTGCCTAACAAACCGATGATGATTTATGAGTTACTTGATAGTCAGTAATGTAGGCGGGTAAGAAATGCCAAAACAAAATTGTTCGTACAAACGTTTCAACATAGAAATCTACTAACCAATTCATATTCCTTTTCCTTGCCCTAGTAAGATACTAATATTATTACCTACTGCTAAAACGCAAGACATATCACCCAAACTATCTAAGATAGTGAAAGTTTCGGTCTCAGGATTTCCCCATACACTAATTGTACTTTTGCTGCTAGCCAATCTACTACCAGCGATAATTGGAATTTCTTTATATTTTTCTTTTAGTGATGCTATAATAGCTTCGGTCTTATCACAAACTACACGAAAACTACGATATTCTTCTGCCGAAGAATTATAACTATAAAACGTTAATAGCAATAGTAAAATTAGTTTTTTCATGTTGCACCTTAAAATAAATTATACAATACTGAAATTGTGACCAAAAGTAATATAGATGCAACTCTAACTAATGTGAAAATTTCAATTAAAAATAGAATTGGAATTTCTTCCTCTATCCTACGTAAACACCTTAACATGGTAGTTTCCTAAAGTAAGTCATAGCTTACAATAGTATATATCATATATCAGAGTGTGTTAAAACATACTTTTTTGTAGACGGTATGTCTAGCAGTGTTAGGATTAACCAATTCAGCTACAAATTCACCTAACTCATAGTTTTCACTATAAACTATTTTGTTAGTTTCATCCGTAAAAATATCACTAACTAAATTAAACACACGACGGTTACAATCAAGCATACCATAATTGTATATTCTTTTTACCGAATACCCAAGTTCAGCGTACTCTACTCCGTCTGGCAACACATACTCCACCATAGTGTGTACTAGATACTTTTTTGGCCCTACTTGTTGAATGTCTTTTCTTATGTAAAAGTGATAAACATTACTTTCATAAGTTTTTTCATAGTTTGATAATTCCTGAACAACCCTGCCGTTTTCAATTTTTAAATCTGATGCAGCTAAAAAAGGTGACAGGCCGAGCATAAAAATTGCAATAAGTTTCCTCATAATTTTTCCTTAAGTTTTTAGTTTTTTGGAGGGATCCAGTTTGACCTGTGTTTTGGTTGGGTCTATTGGAACTATAGGAATACTTTGCCTTTTGGGAGTAGCCTGTTTTTCTTCAGATTTCACATGAATCAGATTTGCGAGGGCCTGCTTCATTTTGTCCTCCAAATGGGTAAGTCCATTTGATAAATATAAGAGTATTTAAAGTTATTAATTTACCGATATAGCTACATATTAAGGAGATAAAATGGCTAAAGCAAAAACTACAACATCAGGAAAAGCTCATACTAGCGTAGTAAAAACAACAAAACAGGGTGGTAAAATAAAAACAAGTACAATGAATAAAAACGAATCTAGATCCTATAAAAAGTACAGGGGTCAGGGTCGTTAAGTGAACGATTTTGTTCAAACGAAAGTGAACGTTGTGCTTTTTGACGATTATATTTGGAATCTAAGCGACTCGGGAATTGTCCTAGATAACAGATTTGAGGTGGAAAAATTAGGTTGGCAACCAGGTGATTATTTTAAATTAGTTTTAGTTGACGGACAATTAAGATTAGTTAAAGTTGATGACTTAGAAAAATTTATAATAAAGGGAAAAGACCATGAAGCAAATGATTGACAAAGTAACAGGTAAAGTGTTAAGTCGCAGTGAAGCAGAAGCAAAAATCAAAGACAAAGCAGGTTGGGTAATCACAGTTATTGCGTTACTACTCGCTGTAAATACTTACATGGCGAACAGTTTTAGCAGTAAAGTCCTAAATAACACCATTAAAGCTAATGACGTTTGGGCTTTTTATCAAGCAAAAAGTATCAAACAAACACTAGCGGAAATGAGCTATGATGATGCAGTGGTTAGAGGGGATAAAGCCAAAGCAGAGAAAATGAAAGCTAAAATTGAACGCTATGAATCTGATCCTGAAAAGGGTGAGGGTAAAAAGGAACTATTCGCAAAGGCTAAAGCGTTAGAAGAAGAACGTGATTTGGCTAAAAAACATGGACCTTGGATGACTTTTGCAGGTACAAGCTATCAATTAGCTATTGTGTTGTTATCTGCAAGTATATTAGCAGTAAGCATGAGTATGTTTTATGCTAGCATTGGTGTAAGTTTAATTGGCTTCTTATTAATGAGCCAAGGCATTTGGATGTGGATGCCATTGTAATATAGTAGTACAAAAATAATAAAAACAAAATAATAAGATCCTTAGAAAGGACGAATTAAGATGGATCCGCTAACGCTGTTTGCGCTTGCAAATGGTGCGGTTAAGCTTGTAAAGGAAGGATGCAAACTTTACAAGGACATTAAGGGAGCTGCCGGGGATGTCAAAGATGTCCTCAAGGACCTTGACGACCAATTCAATAACAAATTCAAAGACAAACAACCTACGGTCGCTGAAAAGAATCAGTATGTAACTGAAAAAAACCGTATCATTGAGCTTAATAAACAAAGCGGCGATACCACTAACATTTACACAGAAATAGGACAACAACTAGGTACTTACTTTGATAACTTTCACAAGTGTATGGCAGTATTTGAAGAAGAAGAACGCCGCAGTAAATATGAAGTTTATTACGGTGAAGATAGTTTAGGTAAACGAGCATTACAACGTGTGCTTCTCAAAAAACAATTAGAACACATGAGTACAGAATTGCGTGAAATTATGGTCTATAACAGTCCTCCCGAACTGGGCGCATTATGGACTGATGTAGAAGAAATGATGAAAAAAGTTGGCAAAGAGCAAGCAGGAGCTATTGCCATAGAAATGAGACAGAAGGCAATTCAAGACAAAATAAAAGCCCGCAAAAATAAAATATTAAAATATCGTATAACGTGTTGGTCCATCACAATTATAGGTATAGCATATTTTATTTGGTTAGTTTGGTCAATCGTTCAAATAAGAATAGACCATAGTCCTGAATTGGGTAGATGCCTTATCCCAAAAGGTAGTTGGGGTTATGAGCAATACAACAACTTAAAATGGGTAGATTGTAGTATTGACAGTAAAAACTAAATACTCTATAATACAAGTATGTTCTATTTTATTTTTACACTTTTTACTGCTTTCATGATGCTAGCCATAAGAAGTGGTAGCTTATTTCCAATCTTACTTGTATTGGTAGGATTTCTAATTATGTTACCATTAACTGAGGAGCTAGAGGATGAGGGCCGCTGATCTAGAATCGGATAAGATGCCGCATCTATTTTTAGATATGGATGGGGTCCAAGCCGACTTCTTCACCCAATGGGCACGTTGGTGGAGTACAAAAATGAATGATCCCAGCATTCAGTGGTATAAAGACATTGGGGACAAAGAACAACGTGAAATAAGTATCGCAGCACTGCAAGCAGAAGGTCCTGACTTTGTTTACAACTTCTTTGCTACACTTCCTGTATTATCGGGATGTGCCGAAATACTAAGCTGGATATCTAAAAATAACATACCTTGCACTGTGTTATCAGCCCCACTAAGATCACCTAAAGAAGATAAGAAAAAGATTATCACTAAAGCTAGTATTGAGGGGAAGAAGTATTGGCTCAGCCAACATAATTCAAATATGCCTGCTATCTTTGACGGCATGAAGGAACGCTATGCAATGAAGGGTGGGCAACCTAACGTACTTATTGACGACCACAAGAAGTATATCAGTAGTTGGGAAAGTGCAGGTGGCATAGGAGTTCTGCATCGTTGGAACAATACCAACGACACTATCAAAAAACTAAACGAGATTTACGGACCCTACCTAGATAAATAGTATATCACCATAACAAAGGTATACTATGTCAGATCGTCAATTTTTCAGAAAATATTTAGATATTATTAGTGAAGCCGATAACTTCGGCAGAAGAACTGGAACCCAGCAAGATATAGAAAATACGATGGGTAATTTGGGTGTTAGCCCAGAAGAACTAGCTGCAAGACAAGCACAAGATGCAGCTACTCCTAACCAGACTCCATTGCAAGTTGCACAGCAAAGAGCAGCAGAGTTAGGCACGATGAAAAGCGCAGGGGCCGATCAAAAAACTATGGATATGTATGCTAGTGGTGATCTTCAAGGATTATCTAATCAAGCAGCCGGTGCAGTAAAAAATTTACCTAGCAAAGCCCAACTACAAAAAATAGCAAAACAGGGAATGGCAAGTAAGGAATTTGCTGCACTTCCAAAAGACCAACAAGACGCATACAAAGCACAGTTTGCAGAACTAGATAATATACCTGATGATTATCAACAACAAGCAGCACAAAATTTTAAACAAATAGGTAATATAGGTGCACAGGATCAAGCAGATAAAAAAGCAGGAAAAGGATTTTATGATCCTAGTCTCATGCAGCCGATACAACCTAATGTTGGAAAAAAATATACTGAAAAAGATATTTACGATTTAGAAGCAAACAAATATGCCCCGAGCGGCTCTGCGGGAAGAGATATTGCTAGAACAGTAGCAGCAGCGCCTGTTAGTCCAACTGCTGCAAATCAAACGACTACTAATTTACAAGTAGCAAAAGATCAATACGGTAGACCAAAATTAGGAAGTCCATTAGAAGTAGCACCGAATCAACCTACCGCACCAGCAGGTCCTGCGGCAGCACCAACCCAACCAACTGCGCCTGCAGCACAACAAGCAGCTCCTGCGCCAACTCAACCAACTACGCCTGCAGCACCGCAACCAACTCAACCTCAACAAACTACAGAGGAAGAATTAGAAGAAGAATTACAAAAGATAGTAAGATTAAGTGGTAGACAAAAACAAACCACAAACGAAAACGATAGCTTTAAAAAATTCTATAGCATATTAAATGAATCATCTGAAAAAACAGAGTTAACTGAATCTATAGAATTACATGATAGTTTTGATATTGAGTTAAACGAACACTTTGTAATTGAAACAGGTATCATTGGTTTTACAGAAGATGGTATTATCATTGAAGCAGATGAAACATTGTTAGGGTTATTGGAAGTGAATAATATCCTGTGTGAGGAAGAAACTACACAATCTAAACCTGACACAAATAAAAAAGATAAACCATCTGATAATTATATTGATACCAAACCAGCAACAGATACAAATATAGATACGTCTAAATTAATTGACAAGGAGCCCCTAAAAGCCAAACCACTTAAAGGAGATCCAAAAGATTACATTGCTAAAGAAGGATACGAAGACGAAACCATGATGTCGGTTTATCAAGACCACAAAACAACACAGAAGGATGGAAAAGTAAGTTCGGATTTTTCATCAAAGTCATTCTCACGTAATCCAAAAACGGGTACAGGTTCTTACTTAATGTCAAGAGATAAAGACGGAGAAGTTACACAAGACTTCCAGCAAAACGTCAGCAAGCCTTGGATGGATTACACTGAAAAAGGCGGACAAGGTCCAATGTCACAATTCCGTGCTAGTATAAACGAAGCCGAATATCAAGGTCGTAAAGTGCCATTGGGTAAGCCAATGGCAGGTGACGTTGCTAAGTCAAAAGTCTATGTTAAGAAGCCAAATGGTAAAGTAGTTAAAGTAAACTTCGGCGACAAGAACATGAAGATTAAAAAATCAAATCCAAGTCGTAGAAAGAGTTTCAGAGCGCGCCATCGTTGTGAGAATCCTGGACCACGTTGGAAGGCAAGATATTGGTCTTGCAGAGCATGGTAATTAAGGAAAACAAATGAACGATACTAATTTTTTTAGAAAATATATAGATATTATAAACGAGGCTCCGGCTACAGCTATAAACCCAAATGATCCGAATGCTGCAGCATTTGGTAAGAGTATTAATGCACCAACTCAGTCTGCGGCGGTGCCAGCTGCTGGAGTGAATGCTCAGGCTACAGCCGCTAGAAATCGTTTACAACAACAGACGGCATCAGGAAAAATTAATACACCTGCACCCCAAACAGTGAATACTAATCAGCAGTATGGTGGTGGATATGATCCTACTAAAGTTCAATACGCATTGGGTAATAATCCAAAAGCAGCAACGCCAGCAAGTGCAACCCAATCAGCAGCATCGGATGCAGCAAAAACTAATGCAATAGGTGGTACAACTCAGACTGCACAGGCAACAACCACAGCGCAACCAACAACTGCTGCAAGTCAGCCTAGCTTAGCAAGTCAATACGTAGCTGCTAACCAACCAAAAGCTGCAACTCAGCCAACGACTGCTTCTGTAGGTTCTAAACCACCTGCGGCTGAGCCAAGTTTAGCAAGCCAGTATGTATCTGCTAATCAGCCGCAAACTGTTGCAGAAGAAGATAATGACGGTGAGGATGATTTACTAAAATCTATTATAAGACTAATCAAGCAATAATGAGAGCAAAAGAATTTATTTTTGAAGCACCAAGTCGCTTTCAACCTCAGCAACGTTCTACATTGGATAATGAAAGGCTGGATCAATTAAGAAAAGATCCCAATGTTCGTATCATGCTTGATTTAATATCAAGGGCAGAAGGAAATACTGATTACAACACTATTGTTGGTGGTGGTAAATTCAAAGATTTTAGTACACATCCCAACCAAACAGTTTATCTAAAGTCACTTAAAAAAATAATACCAAGTGATGCGGCTGGTAGATATCAGATTATGGGATTTAATTGGGGACCTTATTCCAAAAGACTAAATCTTAAAGATTTTAGTCCAGAGTCACAAGATAAAATTGCAATACAAATGCTTGCAGACAGAGGTGCATTGAATTCCATACTACAAGGTGATTTCATAAATGCAGTTAGGAAAACAAAAAGCCAATGGGCTAGTTTACCTGCATCAGACATCAAACAGGGGTACGGACCAAAGAATTGGAAATGGGTTAATGACAATGTTGCTGAACTCAAAACACAGTATGAGTTAGACAAAACAAAAGACACACAAGTTGCGAAAACAGAACCGTCAACACTAGATAAAATTAAAAATGTAGCAAGCAATATTTTAGGGCCTACAATCAGTTCCGGTCCTGCAACTGCTAAGGATACGCCAGCAGTAGCTAAAGGTAAACCAGGATATTACGCAGTAGGTGATAGTCATGCACAAGGGGTGGGAGGATATAGTAACGATCCCAAAAACAATATTGCATGGAATAACCTTGGTGTAAAAGGATCAAGTGCATTTGATAAACAACATTTGAAAAATATTAAAAATATCCCTCCCGGAAGTGTAGTAGCGTTAAGTATAGGTGCAAATGATTTGGGTAGTAAAAAATTATCTGATATTGTTGATCAAGTTAATAAGACAATAGCAGCAAGTAAAGCACAAGGTCATCAGGTAGTCTATATGTTACCAACTGCCAGCGCAAATCCTAAACTACAACAGAAACGTGAAGAACTAAGACAAGAATTATTAAAATCGTTAGAGTCAAGAGACATACTAGATTTAGGAACAGCACCCACTAGTAAAGAAGTGAGGGGCGGAGATGATGTACATTTAGCACCGCAAGGATATCAAAAATACGGTGGTTATATAAGTCAAATGTATAAACCTGGTGTAACCCCAAAAGAACCACCAAAGACAAATGTAGAGCCTACTACGACAGCTCCGCCAGCAAAGATTACATCAGAGCCACCTGCTACTAAAACAACTAAAACAGAACCTAATATTGTTCAACAATACGTTGATGCAAATAAACCACAGCAAAATGTAAAACCTGAACCGCAACCTGTAAAACAAAAACCAGAGTTAACTGTAGGCACTCCTGAATATGATGCAAGAATGGAAAAACTACAAGCTGCAGCCGGCGAGAAATTTAGTAAAGAACGTCAAGCACGATTAGATAAAGAGCAATTAGACAAAGAACGCCAGTCAAAATTAAACACATCAACATTACCGCCCAAATCAGATCCAGAAGTTGATCCGAAAGCATGGCAAGATTATGACAAACGTATGGAAAAACTACAGACTGCTGCCGGAGACAAATTTAGCAAAGAGTATCAAGCTACAGAAAAAATCCCACCAGAAGATGATAGTTATTTTACCAAATTTAAAAATCTTTTTAAATAATTTATTGGTAAATTTATAACACACTAAGTATTCTATATGCCTAGAAAAAAGAAAGATACAAATCAATATGAAGTGATCACCCAACAGGATACAAATGGTGATGTACTAATACCTATTCCTCCTGTGTTACTTGATTCATTAAAATGGAAACCGGGCGATGAAATTTCATTTGATTTAGATGACAAGGGCAGATACATACTTAAAAAGGTATTTAAATGAATTCAACCTCAGATGAAGTAAAAGTAACAGTTGATTTAAGTGATTTTAAATTTGACTTAGATCCAAAAGAAATCTCTAGTCTAGATTCTTATACTATTCCATCTTTATCAATGGACGACACAATAACATTGTCAGGTGATACGTCAACAGATATCTACACATATGGATCAGGTTCTTATTCATATGGAAATATATCTGCAGTAACTTTAGGTGGTTCAAGCACAAGTATATACACAGGTCTTAGCCCATCAACAGTCACGTTATCTCCAAGTACATATTCAAACATTCCGACTTGGAATAATCCATATAGTAATGGTAATATACAAATTCAAGGTGATGCAAACGTTGACGGCACTCTTAAAGTTAAAGGTGTTGACATAGGTGAAACATTATCAAAAATACAAGACCAGTTAGCAATTTATCAACCTGCCCCTGAACTTGAAGAAAAGTGGGAAGAATTAAGAGAACTCGCCCGCAGATACAAAGAGTTGGTTGCGGACATAAAAGAAAAAGAAAAGATTTGGTCAATACTTCAAAAATAACTTGACAATATAATCATATGGTGCTATACTCAATATACTATCAACTCATGTTATCAATTTGATATGACTATGCACCTAGCACACCCTGCACTCACTACCCTTGGCAAACGCAAGGGCAAGAAAAAATGGGCAAGCGCAGAACAAAAGCGCAACGCCGAGCGATTAGACCGTGAGTGGCAAGAACTTCAAGACAAGTGGAAGACTGACATTAGTGACCGTCAACGTGAGCGCGGTCTTAAGGCACAAGTTTACAAGCCACCTGTTAATCCACGTGTCGCAGAAATCAAAAAGTTTTCTAGTGTTGACACTGGTCACAAAGGTGCAGTCACAATCAAACAACCAATGCAATATACCGGTGACAAGATCATCGGTATTGGTACTATGCATAAGTCCAATGCAGTACCCATCTTCAATGATGAAGCAGCCAAGGACATTAGTAAGATGAGGAGATAATCATAACACAATGGCAAAAGAAGAAACATTAAAAATAGATGGCGTAGTAACAGATGTGTTACCAAACGCTATGTTTAGAGTAGACCTAGAAACAGGTCAAAATGTAATAGGTTATATATCTGGTAAGATGCGTCAACATGACATTAAAATCTTACTGGGTGATACTGTTGAAATAGAATTCAGTTTGTATGATATGAGCCGCGGTAGAATTACAAGACGCCGCTAAATCTCAATAAATACTCTACGATGTATGATATTGTAGAGAGTCTATCAGAATCCCGAAGAAAACACATTGAGATTGAAAAACTCAAGTACTCACCCACCGACTTAGCTCCTGTATTAAGCAAAGACACCATAGAGTATCATTACGATAATCTTGCAAAAGGTTATGCTAAACGATACAATAATAATGAAGGCGATGATGACTTCAATTATGCTGGTGTATTTCTGCACAACATTTACTTTTCGCAATTTCGTAGTCCACAAGACAGTAACACACCTAACGGTCCTGTACTCAATTTAATAAAACGCAAGTATGGTTGGTGGCGTGATTTTAAAGAACAATTCAAACTAGAAGCCATGAAAATACAGGGCAGTGGTTGGATTTATATGTCATACAGTGGGGATATAAAAACAATCGTAAATCATGAGGTTCGTGACGATATATTGATTCTAGTAGACTGGTGGGAACACGCTTGGGCACTAGACTATCAAGCAGACAAGAAGCAATACTTAGAGAATACATGGAAGATTATGAATTGGAACAAGATTAACACACGTTGGGGTAAAAATCTATAGCATGAATATCTCAGAAAAGTTTTTAGTAGTAGCCGCTACAAGAGAAAAAACTCAACAAGATTTTTATAGTAATACATTGTTAGGCAAATCAATTCAACTACAAACATATTTTAATATTGACCTACACGTTTTTTTAGATAATCTAAAAGGGTTATGTCACTGTTACAATTTAGTAATAGATACATTAAAAGAAAATGAACCAAAAACTGTTATATTTGTTCATGATGATGTAGCAATATTTGATTACTATTGGCCTTTGAGAGTACATGAGGCACTAAAAGAATTTGACATCGTTGGTATAGCAGGTAATGCTAGGCACGAAATAAATTATCCAAATTGGGCTTTTAAAGGTGCAGAAAATGATAAACTTATTTGGGATGATGATGAGTTTGTAGCAGGAAGTGTATTGCATGGAGATGGATGGCCTGCTAAAATATTTTCATATTTTGGAGATTACTCTAAAAAAGTTGTAAATTTAGATGGCTTGTTTATAGCTACAACAAGTAAATTAATTTTAGAGAAAAATTTGAGATTTGATGAATTATTTGATTTTCACTTTTATGATGCAGATTTTTGTAAATCTGCTACTGAGAAAAATTGTAGTTTAGGGACATTCCCACTGTCCATATTACACCAACTAAAAGAGAAAAATCATTTTAATTCACCTGAGTATTACAATGCATATGTAAAATTTGTTGAAAAATGGAGCAAAAATGAACTTAGAAATAACTGAAAATGCAGTTAAAAAACTGCAAGAAGTAATTGCGGAAGAAAACGACCCTAATCTAAAACTACGTATATTTGTACAAGGTGGGGGTTGTTCAGGTATGCAGTATGGATTTACCTTTGATACAGAGACAAATGAAGATGACTGGAATATTCCTGCAGGATCGTTAAGTGTCCTAATTGACAACATTTCTGCTCAATATTTGGAGGGTGCGGAGGTTGATTATGCTGAAGATATTTACGGATCCAGCTTTAAAATCAAAAATCCCAATGCTCAAACATCCTGCGGATGCGGGTCCAGCTTCACTCCTTATTGATAAATACTAGATGAGGGGTCAAAATGCCTATACCGGGACAAGAAAATATCAATATTGGTGCGCAAAACGAAGCAGCGAACAGTGATTCGCTTTTTACCGCATTCAATAAAGCACAGAACAATTTTACAACACTTTTTTCGCAATCTAGCCAATTCACTAATTTTGTTGGTACCGAAGGGATTACTACGTCCCTTAATAGTAACACAAAAACAGTGACTATAAACAACACAGGAGTTACTAAACTAACTGCTGGCACAGGAATTGCAGTCAATACTAGCAATGGTAATGTAGTCATTTCAGTTGCTGGGTCGGGAAATGGAGCATTAGTCGCAGGGGTAACAAATGTAGGTATTACTAGTTCTACGCTACAAATTTTAAATAGCCCTATAGTAAGTTCAGGTACTATAGGTGTTGATTTACCTATACTAGGTAACGTTATTCCCGGAACCTACTCAAATCCATTGTTGCAAGTTGACAGTTATGGACGAATAACATCAGTTCAAAATACATTTTCTACTGGTACGGTAACTAGTGTTGCTGTACAAAATGGTCCGGGCATTGAGGTAAGTGGTGGGCCTATTGTTTCTGATGGAACTATCACAGTAACAAATACCGGTGTAAGAAAACTTAACCCAGGTCCCGGAATATTATTAACAGACACAACTGGTGAGATTACAATATCCGCTAACTTGTCAACATTTACAGGAACAGTATCACGTGTTACAGTAACAAGTAACACATTATCTGTTAGTAACCCAACAATCACTTTAGCAGGAAATATCAACATTGAGTTACCAACAAATCTTAGCGTTGTTGGCAATGTCTCAGGTGGGGGTAGTTTTAGTGTTGGTCAAAATTTATCCGCACAAGGCAATATATCAACTAGTAATAATTTAACTATAGGTGGAAATGCAAGTATCTCAGGTAATGCAAGTTTTGGAGGCAACGCCGCTTTCACAGGAAACGTTACAGCACAAAGATTAACGGCTACCGGGAATGTTTCATTCAGTGGCGCAAATGTGAGTTTGGGTAATGTAGCTAATGTTAAAATGACCGGCGGGTTAAATGGTTATATACTAAGCACAGACGGTACAGGTAACTTGAGTTGGGTTCTTAATACACAAAGCATAGGTACATTAGGAGCAGTTGGTGCTAACACACAGGTATTGTTTAATGATGGTGGTAGTGTAGGGGCAAATGCAAATCTTACATTTAACAAAACAAATGGTAGATTAACAGCAACAGCATTTACAGGAGATGGTACATTTGTTACTAACGTCAGTGCTAATACTGCTAATTTCGCTGGGAACGTGACCGGATCAAGTCAAGGTAATATCACAAGCTTAGGTACATTAACAACACTTAGTGTTAATGGTAACTTAAATCTAACAACAGGAAATATTGTTGCATCCAATGCTAACTTAAGCATTAAAAATATTAATTTAAATGCTGGTAACATTAATACAAACTCTGGTAATATTTTAGCCGGTGCAGGAAACATAACTGCAGCAAGTGTCAGTGTTACAGGTACAGTTACTAGTAATGGATTCATGTATGCCAGTACACCGGCAAATGGAACATCTAATACTCAGGTAGCTACCACACAGTTTGTTACAAATGCAATTGGAAATATACAAACATATGCTCCAATTAATAGCCCAATATTTACAGGAACGCCTCAAGCACCAACTATTGCACAAACTGTAGTTGCTAGTAATGCATTAGCTACAACCGCATATGTTAAGAGTGCTGTAGGTGAAGTGGGTGTTGGAGTTCCAGTTGGTGTAATCGTAGCATGGTCGGGTACTATAGCTAATATACCTTCAGGGTGGGTCTTATGTGACGGACAAAACGATACTCCTGATTTACGTGATAAATTTGTAATTGGCGCTGCGCAAGATAATGCTGGTATAGCTAGAACTAATGTAACTGGTAGTTTAACTACAACAGGTGGCACTAAGGATGCAGTTGTAGTAAGTCACGCACATACCATTAATGATCCTGGACATACACATCCAAATCCTCCAAATCGTTTTTGGGTAGGTCCGGTAGCCGGAGCCGACGGCACTATTGACGGCTCACGTGTGGTTGATGTCAACGATAGAAACATATTTTCCACAGAAATACCATCAGCAAACACTAATATTACCATAAACAGTAATGGTGTTAGCGGTACAAATCAAAACTTACCTCCTTATTATGCACTAGCATATATAATGAATCGCAATGCACCAAGTTCTAATCAAACATTAGACTTGTCCATTTATGCTACCAAGGCGAGCCCTGTCTTGACTGGAACACCTGCAGCTCCCACTGCAGCGACTAATACAAATAGCACACAAATCGCTACCACTGCTTTTGTCAAAAATTCTTTACTAGAAACTGGTGCATTAATAAGAGTTACAAGAACTACAGCCAACTCTGTATCAGGATCAGGTACCTTAGCCACACCTGTAAAATATCCATTTGACACAGTAACTTTTGATACTAATAACATGTGGGATAGTTCTAACACAAGAGTTAACCCAAAAACGCCTGGATATTATAGAGTTGATGCTACCTTAGGTTATACTGCTACGGGTACTGCTGGATTTACCACTGGTATATTAATTTATAAAAATGGATCTGCGGTTACAAGAAGCCAATTTTTAGTTAACTACGCTGCTGCATATAATGAAACTATGACGATTTCTGACATAATTTCTTGTAATGGGACCACTGATTTTATTGAAATATATTGGGGCACGAATTCTGCAACTCTTACAGCGCCTGGTTCAGGCACCACTGTCGCCCTAACAGTTCAATTTATTAGAAGTTTATAATACTCATACTATTTTTGCTCCATTTTTGCTAAATACAGTATAAAGGAGCAAAAAGAAAATGGCTATACCTACCCCACCACAAACAATAATAGACCCTAACACCGATCCAGCTTTAACCGTATACGGGGAAGCTGTGCCAGGTACACTTACCACTGGCAACGTCACGATAAACATAACTAATGTTGAAGAAGTCACCAGAACAACAGTAATCAACCAAACACTTAACAATGCTGCAGGTGGCGCAAATTCAACTGTGCAGTTTAATATCAACAATCAACTTGTTGGTGATTCGGGACTAACATACGACCCAAATACCGACAGCTTAACAGTTGCAGGAACTATAACTGCAGGGCAATTTGCAGGTAGCGGAGCACAATTAACGAACGTTCAGGGAACTCAAGTTGTAGGCCCAGTCAGTTTAGCAGCTAGTGCATCTGTAGCAGATTCTGTTTCAAACGCTGCACAGCCAAATATTACAAGTGTAGGTACACTTACTTCATTGAATGTGTCAGGCAATGCTGATATAAACAGTGTAAAAACTAATAGCCTACTGTATGCAAACGGTGAGCCTTGGATCTTTGATTTAGGCACAGGTAATATTCTATTCGCTGGTAGCTTGTTATATAGCGAATCAAATAGTTCAATTACATTAAGCCCTAGTTATTCACAAAATGCTTCCTCAACAATAACAGTTCCTAGCGATACTGATGCCGCAGGTAACAATTTAACTATTATCAATGAACTAAATGGTGTTCAGATAACAACGGGTGACGGTACAAATCTTTACAATTTTACTTTTGACGATACTGGTAACGTAAGTATACCAAATCAATTAATATTTTCAAATACTTCAGGTGCTATATTAACTGATACTGCAAATAATATATCTTTGTCAACAAGTAACGGTAATACTGCTAATAGCGTATCAGTTCTATTAGAAGATGGCGGAAGTTTTCAAGTTTCTACAGCAAACGCAGACTTTCAATGGGATTTTGACGAAACAGGTAATCTAACACTACCTGCAGATAACCCAACAATCATAGGTGGCGGTGTTGCAGGTATAGATGGTAGCGGCACTATAAATTTAATACCAGATGCTAGCTTAGCTGCGGGCGATCAATATATAATTGTAGATCCTACTGGACCAAATCATATTCATCTGCGTGCAGGTGGAACAGGTGATGCATCAGGAGCAGATTTATATTTAGGCGCAGAAGAAACTTTTGTTCAAGTGTCCGATTCAACAGGTGCAGTAACGGTTTCAACTAAAGATGGTGTTGGTAATACTTTCTCATATGAATTCACAAATGACGGTAGCTTAAGTGTGCCAAACGCAGTAAGTGCAACAGGAAATATTACAGGAGCAAGTTTATCAGTTTCAGGCAACGTTAATGCAAGTAACTTACTTACCTCAGGTATACTAAGTGCCGGTGGTAACATAAGTGGAGTTAACTTAAGTGTAAGTGGTAATATTAATGCAGCCAATTTAATAGGTAACGGTAGTAATTTAACTAATCTACCTTCACAATTAGGTAACTTCCAAATTAGTACAAACACATTGAGTGTTAATAACAACTCACTAGATATTAACATTCAAACAGCATCAGCAAATGCAGGTACACCAAACGGTCAGGACATTAACTTAACTGCAGCAAATGGCTTTGATGTAGGCATAGGTGGTGAAATTAATATCACTGCTGGTGATGGTGGTGCTAATGGTACTGGTCAAGGTGGTGCAATAGCAATCACTGCTGGTAATGGAACTGTTGATAGCTTAGCAGGAAGTATTTCAATTACTGCAGGACAGAACGACGGTACAGGTGATGCCGGTTCAGTAACAATAGGTGCAGGAGTTGCTGAAGATGGTGATGGTGGAGATATAGTTATCGCTGCTTCAGGTAGTAACAACGGTGTAGGCGGTGATGTAACTATCTCTGCTGGAGTGTCCAATACGGCAGGTAACGGTGTAATTACCCTTACTGTAGCTGGTTCAGATGACTATGTGTTTAATGGAACAGTTTTAGATTTGCCTAATAGTGATGATCCTTCAATACAAGTAGCAAACGCTTATCCTGTACTTATCGCATATGGTTCTGGTAACCACGGTGGACCTGAACTTAATTGGTTAGATAATGATGACCCTGCTAATAACTTTGGTAACATTAATACAATTAGAAACACAATGTATCTCAATGAAGATGAGTTCTATATAGGCTTCAATGAGAATGGAAATGCAACTCCTGCATTCGCTGGTGCATTTACTATAGATGCTGCAAATGGTTTAGTTACAGCACCTGCTGGTATGAGTGTAATTGGTAACTTAGCAGCAGGTAATATTACGACAATAGGATCTGGTGGAAATATCAGTGGCGCTAATGTAGTGTCAGCAAATCTATTCCAAGGTAACTTAAGTGCTTTAGGTAATGTTGAAGGTAACATTGTTGTCGGAGCTTATCTATATGGCGACGGATCAAACATCACTGGTGTAACTAGCACTGGATTTGCAAACGGTAACAGTAACATTGGCATCATCAACAATGCAAACATAACATTTAGTTCTGCAGGTAATGCTAATGTAATTGTTATTACTGGCGCAGGTGCTAATGTAACTGGTTATGTTAACTCAACATACTTTGTAGGCGATGGCGCCAACTTAACAAATATTTCCGTAACACTAGCTAATTTAAATAACGGTAACAGTAATGTTGTAGTTACAGCTAACGGTAATGTAACAATTACTAGTGTTAGCAATGCTACAATGACTGTTACTGGCACAGGAGCTAATGTAACTGGGTACGTAGATTCTACATATTTCGTAGGTGATGGTGCAAACATAACTGGTATTACACTTGCAAACTTAAATAATGGCAACAGTAATATTGTAGTTACAGCTAACGCAAACATTACTTTCACAAGTAGTGCCAATGCTACAATGGTCATTACTGATACTGGTGCTAATATCACTGGTTACGCTAATATAACAGGCAATGTGACGGTAGGTAACTTAATAGGACCAGTCGCAAGTGGTAATAGTAATGTAGCTATAACTGCCAATGGTAACATCACATTGACTGCTACAAGCAATAGCACAATGGTTATTACTAATACCGGTGCTAATGTAACTGGTTACGCAAACATAACTGCAAATGCAAACGTTGGTAATCTTGGTACTGGTGGACTTATTAGTGCTACTGGTAATATCACTGGTGCAACAGTTGCAGCTACAGTAGCACATAAATTACCAGTTTATGCTGATACTACTGCAAGAGATACAGGGGTAGCTAGCCCAACCGCAGGTATGATGATATGGTTAACATCAGGCAGCAACGTTCAAGTATACACAGGTAGCGTTTGGGCTAACTTACAACCAACGTAATATGGGAATCTTTGTAGGTGGGGGAATAGTATTAGGTGCAGGAGTAACTCTTACTTCACCTCCCCCTCCTGTTTACGGTAGCTTATATTTTTCAGATGGCACAACAGATGCACTAACATTGCCATCTGTTTTAAATCTCACAGTTGAAACCAGCTTTACAGTTGAAGCATGGATCTACCCAACAAGTTTAAATTCAACAACAGTTATCATAGGTGACATTTTAGGCGGCACAACAAACTGGTACTTGTCTGTCACAACCGATAAAT